AATGTAATCATAGTAATGTTTTTCCTGTTGTAGCTTCAGCATCCTTAACAATCTCTTTAGCCTGTTCAGGACCATAAAGATCTATAAGCTTCTTTGTTATTGCTGAAATGTTATGTAAATCGTCCGCGGTTGCAGATTTACCGAGAATTGTCTTGGCGATAGTATCGGGGTCTTTATTAATTTGTTCCTTTGTTTCTCTGTTTGAAAGACCCCCCATGGAGAGTGAGAACCCTTTGTGCTTTGCTACCGCAGATAAGAGAATATTTCTATCTCTACCTTTATAAGGTGCTGTTTCGTTTGATGCGTAAAAGAATTTAAGATACTCAGGGTCTTCGTGTAGCATAAAATCAACTTGAACATATTTTCCTGTCTCTTTTCCACCTTTATCCCAGACAGGTGAAAGAAAGTGAACAGATATACCTGTCTTTTTTGTACCGATAGTATCAACGCTGTGCTGCTTCCAATACGCTTGAAGCTTGTTTTCAAGATCTGCTTTTGATATTGTCTTTGAATCAACAACCAAGTCAATATCACCAGAGTCTGCAGCCTTACCTGTTGAACCGAGCATATTATCAACAAGCGGTAAGCCTGTTATTCGTTCGAGATGTTGAACAGTCGGTAGAACGTCCTTACGGTCTATACGTCCAGTTGTACTGAATATATTACCACCTTCGTTAAGAAAATATGACTTAAATGTTAACATCTTTAATATAAGGGTCCTGCTTTTTCATCGCAGCAAGTAAATGCTTATACTTGTTGATAAAATTACCCGTATTAATACTGCTAATATAATTTTTGACGTTTGGATTATCGAGACGCTCTGGGTTGTCAGCGTACATTTCGTTCTGCTTGAGTGCTGCCTCTAATGCCGTCTGTAACGGAAATGCATTTTCTGCTGTTACTTCAGTACGAAAAATCTCATCAAGCGCATTCGCAGGAAAATTCATAGCTGCAGCTTTAGCTAATAATTTTACAAGACCCACATATCCTTCAGGAGCTACAGGTGTAGGTTCACCGGCTGCAGGTGCAGCATTTGGATCAGGAGCTGCGGCATCTGCCGTCGCATCAGGTGCAGGAGCAGCAGCTGCATCATCTGCTTCATCTAATAATGACCATTGGTTATTAAGTTTATCGAGAAATTTCATTATAAGTATTTAGTACTTATATGAAGAGAAGTTGCTTTGTTTTAAGCTGATTAAAGTACTTCTCGTTAAGAAACTTTAATTCGTTACGCTTAGCAAAGTTTTTAACTTTAGAAAATGTATAATGAGATCTCATAAAATCACGGGACCACGCAAAAGAGCGTATCCTTTCAATAAGTTCAACAACATCACCATCCCTTTTTTCATAAGCTGTTTTTAAATCGTTAAATTGTATATTCTTATAACCGTATAAGTTTATAGGTAAAAGCTTAGCTACTTGTGTAATAGCCTGTTCTATATGACGATGTGTGTCTTCAACTTTAAAGTATTGATTGATCAAATAGCTTGATTGAGAGTCAAGAGCTTTAAGAATAATAACACGCTCTTTTGATTTATTGTTTAAAAGATATTCGCTAATACCATAAAAAATATGATGATAGAATAGTTTCTTAATATCTCTTGTTACTTTCTTCGCCGGAATTAAGTTATAATTTGTAAGATCATTGATTAAATTAACTTCGATCAATTTGAATATAGAATCAAAGTTTATAAATTTTAAATTAAACTGTTCAAATGTGCAGCTGTCAATCACTACTACAGTATAACGTTATAATTTAAATTTTGCAAGCTCTTGTTTAGGAGCCTTACCTATCCTTACATTACAAATACCATTATAATAATCATCTCTCAGTAATACATCTTCATCCAGTTGCTCTTTTATCTCATAGTAAGCTAGAGCCCACTTTGAGTCGCACGTACGTAAAATTCTAAAAGCAAACTTATCTTTACCATATTTTATAATATCATCATTTAACTCATTTGATGAACTTGTGTAGGATTTCCAATCAGATTCCCTATGGTCAATCCTATTTCTTGTTTTACCTTTAAGTGGTTTACGCTTAATACGACTAGTACACTGCTTCTTACCAATATATTTTTTATTATTAACAGTATTAACAATCAAATAGATGAAGCCAAATGTAAGCTCATTAATCACCACATCTTCATCTAAAATCCAATGGCCGCTATCCATACAGATAGTTATTACATTCCCGGTAAATATATACCAGCACGCCGCTGTACAGGAACTTTAACGGTCTTCTTACTCGGCTTCTTCTTGCCCTTCAAATCCTTGATATAAGGATTCTTCGTACCGAGAGGTATAGCGAGACGAGCATCATTTTGATTATAAGCAACATCATCCTGCACACCAAAGCGACCACCGCCGTTTCCGGAAGTTACAGGCCCGGTGACACTCTGTATACCGCCCGCTACATTAGCAAGCTCCATTAAAAGACTATCTACTAGCTTATTAAAGTTACTCATTGATTTCTGTATACCTTATGTTATATTTAAGCTTAATGCTAGAGGAATACATAAAAGAGCTTGAAGAAGATCTAAAGATGAATGAACTTAATCTTAAGGATTATCAACTCCGTCTGCCTGCAGTTAAGCATAAATGGGCAGGTAGATGTATTCGCTTAAAATCACAAATTATTCAGTTAAAGAAACAGCGAGATGCTGTTAAGGCTGATATCATGTCAGAGATTGATCATACAAGCTCTGTTAAGCTTACTCAACCTGTAATTGCTGCAACCGCAGAAAAGCATAGTAAAGTACAAGATATTACAAGAAAAATACAAGACACTGAACTACTAGTAGAGCTACTTGAGAAGGCAGAAAAAACTCTAAGTAGCTGTTCTTTTGATATTAAAAATCTCATAGAGATAATGAAGCTTGAGACGACATGATAAAATTCGATTATGATGAAAAGAAGCGACTTGGTATTTTATCAGGTGATATGTTCGATGAAATACGTGAGCATTTTTCTGTAAAAAACGAAGCCGCGCATTTTATGCGTCGTCGCGGTCGATTCATGCCATCTCGGACATACGCAATAACTCCAACAGGTAGATTTGAGCCGTGCTTATTTGTTGAGATTAAAAAATTTCTTACAAGTCAGCAGTATGTTGGTGAGATTGAATATAATAAAAATATCTTCGATCAGGTGGTACCCGCGCGTAACGGCTGGCATCAGCAATTGGATTTTAAAAACGAAATATACCCTCTCAATATAAGCTTGAGAGATTATCAAGAAGAGATTGTTAAGCAGTGCCTTTTTAACGGAAGAGGTACTATTATTCTTGCTACCGCCGGTGGAAAGACATTAACATCAGCTTCGTTAATTTCAAAGGTGCATCAACTATATATGTCTTCCTATAACAAACAGAGCTTTAAATGCCTCTTTATTGTACCTGACCGGGGTCTTGCATCTCAGACGTATCATGATTTTGTTGATTATAATGTACCGTTCAGCGTATCTAAGTGGACGGGTGACGATGATTTAAATTTAACATCTAACGTAATTGTCTCAAATCTCGGTATACTGCAGAGTAAAAATAGTAATCTAGACTGGCTTGAGAATATAGATCTTCTCATTGTTGATGAAGTTCATAAGATTCGTAAAGGCAATAAAGTAAATGATATTCTTAAAAAAATAAAAACACCCTATAGATTTGGTTTTACTGGTACAATGCCTGAAGAATCCCTCGATCAGTGGAATATTATTGGTAAGATCGGACCTGTAATATATGAAAAAAATAGCTTCGATTTAAGACAAGAAAACTATGTAAGTAATGCGCAAATACAAATCATTAAGCTCTTACATAAAGAGGCTCCTTCACCATCTTCAGGCGGAAATGCATATAGAGAAGAGTTAGAATATCTGATAACATCTAAGTTTAGAAATAATATTATAGCAAAGCTAGCCAAGGGATTGCAGCAGAATGTCTTAATCATGGTTGATTATATTCAGCATGGAGAACTACTTTTTGATCTTATAAAAGAGATGATGCCTGAAAAGCAGTGCTTCTTTATACGCGGGGAAGTAGAGGTTGAGGAAAGAGATAAGGTTAGACAACTCATGGAAGCAAATAGTGATGTTGTTGTTGTTGCTATATCGAAGATCTTCTCCACAGGTATTAATATTAAAAATCTCCATTATATTATTTTTGCATGTGGCGGTAAAGCGAAAATTAAAATTGTACAGTCTATTGGTAGAGGACTTAGGTTGCATAAGGATAAATCTAAGCTTATAATATTTGATATTACCGATGACTTACGCTATAGCGCTGCTCACGCCCTAAAAAGACAAACACTTTATGAAAAAGAACGCATCCCCATTGCATACAAAGAAATCGAAGAAAAATAAAAAAGAACCGCCGCTAATTCTTGATCTTGATCTTCCTCTAGAAGAAGCCGCAGCTCTAGAAGATGTTGTCAGTAAGCTTCCGGAATTGTTTCAAGAACCTCAGGTAATAGTAGAAGAGACCCCTAAAAAAATTAAACCAAAGGACAAGGTTCACTATGTTAATAGTAGAGAGTTTGAAGATGAGATAAGAAACTATTACAAAACTGACAACATGACTGATAAATTATGTGAGAGTATTAATAAAATAGCTAACGGTCTGTCCTACGCTCCAAACTTTTTAAATTATAGTTATAAAGAAGATATGGTTGGTGATGCTATTGTAAAAATGTTTTCGGCTCTAAAGAATAAGAAATTCAAAATTGATTGCGGGTTCAGTCCGTTTTCATATTTTACAACTATTGCCTTTCATGCCTTTATTAATAGAATTAAGAAAGAAAAAAAGCATCATGAAGCTATTAATGAGTATAGAGATAAAGTATATAGCGATTTAATGCTTAATCCTGATGAGAACGGTGGAGCTCACATTTATGTTGAGCCAACTGGTGATGATGAAGAATAATTATTGTGGATATTTATTTAAATAAATCAAAAGTCGCTATATTCTCGGACTTACACTTAGGTGTACATCTCGATTCAACTACTTGGCATCAAGTAGCTTTGGACTGGTGTGACTGGTTTGTTGATGAAATAAAGAAAAAAGATATAAAAGATATATTATTTCTTGGTGATTTTTACCATCACAGGAGCGATATCTCTGTCGCGACGTTGCATGTCGCCGGTCTTATTCTTGATAAACTAAGCAATTTTAATATTATCATGATCGTAGGAAACCATGATGCATATTATAAGGATAGATCTGATATTAACTCTTTGTCAATCCTTAACGGTCGAAAGAATATTACCGTAATTAGCGAAACCACAACAACAACACTTCTTGGTAAAACTGTTACGTTTATTCCCTGGGGAGGCGATGTGAGTGGTCTACCAAAGGCTGACGCTATCTTTGGACATCTTGAGATTGAAAGCTTTAAGATGAATAGTTTTAAAACATGTGATCACGGCGCGAAATCACTCGATCTCTTAACAAAAGCTGAGCTCGTAATGTCAGGTCACTTTCATCTAAGAGATGAGCGCGTCTATAATGAGGGTAAAATTATTTACGTTGGTAATCCTTTTGAAATGGATTTTGGTGATTTAGGCAGCACGAAAGGGTATTATATTCTTGATTTTGAGACACTTAAATACGATTTCTTTATTAATACCATATCACCGATACATAAGAAGATATCTCTTACTGAATTAACACAAGCTAAATCCTTAACAGGCGCTGATATCAATCAAATGGTCAACGGTAATTTTGTTAAGTTTATTGTCGATAAGAAGGCAAATAGCGATGCTATCGATGCTCTTATTCAGAAGTTCTCCGTGTATAAGCCACTCTCATTCACTACCGACTATACTTACACAGAGGGAGCATATTCTATTGATGATAAGAACTACGACTCAACAGGAGTCGACATGCAAGCTACAATTGAAGAGTTTATTAACGTACTAGATATCGAAAATAAAGACAGTATTATAACGTATTGCACCGACCTTTATAAGCGTGCTAGTCAAGTATGAAGTATATTAACTTTAAATCTGTAACAATTAAAAATTTTCTATCTGTTGGAAATGTGCCTGTCTCTGTTGACTTTAAGCGCGGATTACACATTATAACAGGTGTTAATAAAGATAAGGAAGATAGACAAAACGGTGTCGGTAAATCGACAATTGCCGATGCTATTAATTTTGCTGTTTTCGGTGAAACACTCCGTGACTTAAAGAAAGAATATATTGTTAATAGTGTTAACAAAAAAAACTGCGAAGTCATACTTGAGGTTAGTGTAACTCAATTCGATACTATTGAGAATATTAAGATTGTACGAACACTCGAACCATCAAAGTGCTATATCTATATTAACGACGAAGATAAAACACGCGATAGTATCTCCAATACAAATAACTTCATTATGAAGAAGTTTAACTGCACACCTGAGATATTTCAAAACTGTGTGATTATGACCATAAACAACACTATTCCGTTTATGGCGAAGAAGAAGCAAGAGAAGAGAAAGTTCATCGAGGATATTTTTAACCTTGGTATTTTTAGTAATATGTCTAATTTGCTAAAGATAGATATAGGTGATAACAAAAAAGCACTAGACATACAAGTAACAAGATATGATGAGGTAGAAAAGACTCTTTTAAGTCTTAATCGACAGAAAGAAAATTCTCTTAACGAGCGCAAGCAAAAGCATGATAAATACACTCTACGCAAGACAAATAACGCTCAGGAGATTATTGAAATAAACGATAAAATAAGTTCTTTTAAGGTTAAAAATATTGATAATATTAATATCGCTATAGATAAGCTAAGAGATGCTGTAAAGAAATTCGATTCAAAGATTCAGGAAAATAGACATCAAAAGAGTGAAGGACAGACTCTCATTACTCAGTTTCAAAAACAAATTGCAGCTGTGGGTACAGATAAGGATAAATGTCCTACTTGCTTGAGAAGTATTGAAGAGACAGATAAAGACCACATAAAGAATGAGAAGAAGAAGCTGAATGATAGCATTAAGAAACATCTGGATACAATTACCACATGTAACGTTACTGAGACATCATTAATAGAAAAGAGAGATGAAATTAATGCTAAGATAAAACAACTCGAAAATAGCATACATGCGCACGCTCTAGAGTTAAAGGATCAAGAGAAATATCAATCAAGACTTGAACAGCTTAATGAATGGCAAGTAATGCTTGAGCAAGATTTAAAAGATCTTACGCAAGCCTCTACTCAATACGATGAATTAATTGCAGAAAAAGAAAAAGGTATTAACGAGCTCAAGACAGAGTTAGACGTAATAAAAAATACAACTAATGTATTAGACGTTGTTAAATTTGTTGTGTCAGAAGAGGGTGTTAAGTCATATATTGTTAAAAAGATTCTACAGCTCTTTAATAGTAAGTTAGCTTACTATCTTCAAAAAATGGATGCCAATTGTATCTGTTCGTTTAATGAATACTTTGAAGAAGAGATTATTGACACCAAGGGTAAAGAGTGTTCATATTTCAATTTTAGCGGTGCAGAGAGAAAGAATATTGATCTTGCCTGTCTCTTTGCGTTTATGGATATGCGACGCCTTCAAGGTGATGTATGCTTTAACTTTAGCATTTACGATGAGCTCTTTGACTCCAGTCTCGATGCACGAGGTATTGAGCTTGTAATTAATGTACTCAAAGAGCGTGTTGAGAAGTTTAATGAAAGCATTATGGTTATTAGTCATCGCAAAGAGAGTGTAAAAGCGGCGACCGGTGATATTATTTTTCTTGAAAAGAGTAATGGCATCACAAAGCGTGTTGATTACAGGGAATAAGCTTTATAATTATATGAACATGACACCCGGACCGTTTGCTTCACCTTTTGCCTCGCCCTTCGCATCGCCGTTTGGCGCTTCACCTTTCACATCACCATTCAGCGGCCCATCTCTTCAGATGCAAGCGCCTACCGAGATGCCACAGCCACCGGAGATGTCGCTAAAGCGGGTAATGAACTATTACGCTGATTATAGCGGGTGCGGTTTTTGGAGAATGATTTGGCCAGAACACCTTCTTAATGCACACCAGAAAATGGTCGTGCATGGTAGCACGATGATGTGCTTTGATCCTAATTACTTTAGAGGAGCTGAATGTGTACGTATTCAGCGTCAAGCTACTGTTCACCAGTTAGAGTTTATTAAATTCTTAAAGAAATTGAGCAAGGACATGGGGTTTAGGATTATTTACGAGATTGATGATCTTGTTTTTAGTGAGGATATTCCAGAGTATAATAAGTTTAAACCTGCATTTGTCGATCCGATGATTAGAAAAACAGCGCAGGAGATTATGGAGTTATGTGATGAAGTCACTGTCACGTGTGATTTCATGAAAGATTATTATATGAGTAAGACGTCGAATAAGAACGTCACAGTAATCCCGAACTATCCGCCAAAATTTTGGATGGGTAATTTTTACAACGAAAAAAAAATATCTGAGAACTATGATCGCTATCAGAAGAAGCCAAGAATTCTGTATGCTGGCTCTGGCGCTCACTTTGATGTTGATAATCGTGTAGGTCAAAACGACGATTTCGCACACGTTAATAAGGTAATTCGAGCAACAAAGGACAAATATCAATGGGTATTCCTCGGTGCATATCCGCTTCCTCTACACGACCTCATACAAAGCAAGGAGTTTGAATTTCATCCTTGGGAAACACTTTATAGGTACCCTGAGAAGATTGCTAATCTTAATGTTAATATGATGGTTGCCCCTCTTCAAAACAATACCTTTAATAAAGCTAAGTCAGATCTTAAGCTTGTTGAAGCATGTAGCTATGGTTTGCCTATTGCTTGTCAGAATCTCGTAACCTATGAAAATGCACCGTTTAAGTTTGATACCGGTGAAGAGATGATTGACATTGTTGATGATGTTCTTTCAAAGAAGGGACGTTATATGAATATATCTACAAAGATGCGTAAGATGGCAGACTTACGCTGGCTTGAGAATGAGGATAATATTAACAAGTATGTTGAGCTACATACCCTTCCTTACGGTCATCCTGATCGAAAGTTAATTAATGCTATTAACGGTATTACGGCTTGATTGCAATAGCTTGAGATAGTATAATCGGTTTGTGTATAGGAACGTATCATATTCTCCGCAAAGTCAGACAATTAATCTTTATACCTGGGATGAAAACGGTAAGAGAATTACAGTTCCTTCAACATACGAGCCGTATGTATATCTCGAGACTAATAACGCTCCCGACGCGCTGAGTATTTTCGATACAAAGTTAAAAAAGAAAAGATTTAAGAACCAATACGACCGATCAAAGTACCTTAAGGATAATAAGGTGACAAGGGTTTTCGAAAATTTTAATGTCTATCAACAATTCTTACTTGATACTTATTGGAAAGAAAACGAAAAGCCTGAATTTACTAAAAACCCTCTTAAGGTATATTTTATTGATATCGAGACTTATTCACCCGATGCGTTTCCAAATCCTCAAGATCCTGGCGATACCATTAATATTATTACAATTTATGATACAATAACGAGGAAGTTCTATTCATGGGGACTTAAGCCGTATACAGCTAAATCACCTGATGTAATATACGTTGCATGTAAGACGGAAGAGGAACTTCTGCGTAAATTCGTTGATTTTTTTAGTAAAGATTATTGCGACATTCTTTCAGGTTGGAACTCAGAATTTTTTGATGTACCCTATGTTATTAATAGAGTGAGAAAGATCTTAGGAGAGGAAGCTATGCAAAAACTTTCACCTGCAGGCTCTTTAAGATCAAGAACGTTTATGGGTAAGTACGGAAGAGAGCAGGTCAAGTGGTTTATCGAAGGTCTATCTTGCGTTGATTATCTAGACATCTACAAGCGCTTTTGTCAAACGCTTCGCGAATCATATAAACTTGATGCAATTGGTGAAATTGAGCTTCAAGAGCGAAAGATTGACTATGGTGATCAAAATCTTACAGAACTTGCTGACGGTGATTGGGAGACATTCGTCGATTATAATATTCAAGACGTTAATCTTCTTGTGCGACTTGAACAGAAGCTACAGTATATACAGTTACTAAGAATGATCGCTTATGCAGGCCTCACGACGTTTGAAGGCGCCTTGGGATCATTATCTGTTATTACCGGTCTTTGCTCTATTAGAGCACGTTTAAAGGATAAACGCATTCCAACGTTTGTTAAAGATGTAAAAGAAGGTACAAAGAATGCAGGTGCTTATGTTGCTGACCCGCAAAAAGGCTTTCAAGAGCACATTGTATCACTTGACGCTAACAGTCTATATCCTAATACAATGATTACATTAAATCTATCACCTGAAACAAAGGTAGGTAAGATTATTGATAAATCTGATAAGGATATCACTAT